TGCAATAACAACGCCTGATCATCGTTGGTTAGTTCGAGATAAGAATTCGGGTAATGACATAGAGAAAACTACAAAAAATATCTCTTTGCACGGCGATCATAGAATTCATCGAACCGGTGAATTTAGTGGTGAAGGTGTTTCTTTGTATAGCGACGATTTTATTCGTTTGGTTGGATGGTGGTTGACTGACGGGTATAGGAAGAGAACGCGGAAAGTGTTGGATCGTTTGGGTAAGCGTGGCCCGAAACCTACAAAACAGCGCATTGGGTTAACCCAAAGTTGTCGGGCTAACTTAGAGAAAGTTCGTATGATTTTCGCTCTATTGGAGCGGTTGCAGATTAATCCAACCATTCGAGATATTGAGTGGTCTAAGTGTCGTCAATGGGAATGGTCAGATAAATATAGCAAAAAACTGGTTGAGTTATTTCCTTCACGAGAATTGACTACGGAATTTGTTTTTATGTTGGGGCGTCGTCAAGCCGAAATTCTTTTAGAAACTATGATGCTTGGGGATGGGCACAATGGGCATAAGCGAACATTTGTTTCTGGAAGCGCTAAACAGGCGGAGGCGTTTCAAGCGCTTGCTGTTTTATGCGGCATAGCGTCGTCAATTATTAAGCGAGACATGCGTAAATATACACCTAAATCATCTAAATTATGGAAAGGGCAATCTCCGCACGGTACGTCTCATTGGCAAGTTATTTTACTTCGCCGCGATAAAGTTCAGGTTTTAGGTAGGCAATGTAAGCGCTTTCGCGCAAAAGCTAGTGTGTGGTGTCCGGTAGTACCAAATACTTTTTTTGTTGCTCGGAGAAGCGGGCATGTGTTTATTACCGGTAACACTCCTGTTCAAGGTACGGCGAGTGATTTTTGCTTGGCATCTATCGGTGTTTTGATAAAGTGGCTTCTATCTTCCACGTTGCCGGCGGAATTAGTTTTGACTGTGCATGACAGTGTGATGTTTCATGCGCGTTCAGATGTTATTGACGAGGTGGGAATTCGCGCACATAAGATCATGACTAAGTGGAATAGCGGCGGTGTGCCGCTTGTAGTAGACGCAAAGCGCGGTACGGCGTGGGGTTCTCTCAAAGACTATAAACTAGTGACATAAAAGGGGTTTTTCATGGTAAAAAAGACAAAACAGCAAACAACAGTTGGTGATTCCATCGTTACCGGCGGTCCGGATGAACCAATAGCGCCGATGAGCGCGGCGGTGACGGAAGGTCCGAAAGTTCCGCTCCGCGACATCCAAATTGACGAGTACCTTCTCGAGTGTGTCGCGATTGAGCCGACAATGCTCGACGACGAATTCGTGCGTATGCCGATGGATATGGCGTACTGGAATGAACGCTATAGCGCGGCAATCCGTGACCATTTGATGGCGAAACTGCACTACGATAACACGCGGGCGAAAGTCTTACTCGAGACGCGGGTACATATCGAGCAAAGCGGGTTGAAGCGCACAGTCGGTGATGTCGATGCGATGGTAACGACTGATCCGCGGGTTGTTGACGCCTATCTTCAGTATGTCGAGGCGGAAGCGCAACGGCAGGCTATTCGGAATCGCTGTGAAGCGGTGCAGATTAAACGTGAGATGCTACAATCGCTCGGCGCGAAGTATCGTGTCGAGATGCAAACCGATCCCGTTGTGCGGGATCATTTACTGGTAAAACAGAACAGCTAAACAGAAAAACAGTCAAAAACAAAAATAAAAACAAGAGGTTAGAACATGGGAACAGGAACTGAACTACAAAAGTGGGGAAGCTACGAAGTCGAAGCGGCTGCCAAAGAGCAGGAAGCGCTTTCAAAAGAGGGTGGCGGAGTCGGCTTTATGAAACTCGAGGTCGGGAAGAATCGCGTACGCATTTTTCCGCCTGCACCGGGACGCACGAGTCCTTTCGTTGTAACTTTTCAGCATTACGTGGATCTTCCCGACGGGAAGAAATACACCTTTGCTTGTCCGCGGGTGATGGAAAAGAAGCCTTGCCCGGTGTGCAATCATGCGGCGAAGTTGCAGCGGTCCGGAACGGAAGCGGATAAAGCGCGAGCTCGCGAATTGTCACCATCGCGGCGCGTATATTGCGTCGTGCTCGATCGACGGAATCCGGATGCAGGTCCGCAAATTCTTGGTTTCGGGAAAATGGTGCATGAGCAATTGGTTGCTCTTCGTCAAGATGAAGATATGGGCGGTGATTTCACTCATCCTGTAAACGGTATTGATGTCATCATCGAACGTACCGGCGACGGTAAATTCAACACACGCTATAACGTCAATTTGGCGCGTAACTCGGGACCGATCGTAGACGATGCGGCGTTGATGGATGAACTGCGCGTGCAAATGCCAGATCTTAGCCGTTACTCGACAGTGCCGAGTGAGGCTGAAATCACTGCTCGCTTGTCGGGTGAGAGTGCGGAAGATGCGCGGGCAGCGGGTAACGCGCGACGTGCCGGCGGTGGTCGTCCGCGACAACAGCGTGCGAATGCTCAGATGTTCGACGCGGCGGATATCACTGATGCTGAGTTTACCGATGATACTGACGATGCTGATGGTGATTGGACTCGTTAGTGTCTAAAGCAAAGACAAAAATGGACATCGCCAAAGCGGCTTTAGATATTATTCAACAGAAGCTTGGCGGTGAATCCGCAAGTTTACTTCGTGAGTCTTCGAACTCGTCGGCTATTGCAACAATACCAACGGGTATCGAAGTTCTCGATTACTATGTGTTGCGGTGTGGTGGATTGCCTAGGGGACGTATCATCGAGCTGTTTTCAGCGGAAGGTGTGGGGAAGACGTCCCTAGGCTACACCTTTTTAGCGGCGGCACAACGCGCCGGTGGTGTCGGTCAACTGATCGATACTGAGAATTCGTTTGACCCTGAACGGGCGCGTGTATTCGGCGTTAACACTGAAGATCTTCTCATTAGTCAGCCAAACCATCTTGAAGAGGTTGTTTCTTACACCGAGGTGGGGATTGATGCGCTTTCATCGGTTGCGCCCGGTAGCACGTCAGTTGTCGTGTGGGATTCAGTTGCGGCGACGCAGACGAAAGCCGAGTTCGAGGGCGGTGTTGAGTCTAAAGACAAAATGGGTGAACGCGCGAAGTTTTTATCGAGAGCGATGCGTGTGCTCGGTGGTCGAACGGCGACACGTCCGGTGTTACTTGTGTGCATCAATCAGGTGCGGGAGAACATCGGTGTGATGTTTGGAGACAAGTACGTCACTCCCGGGGGTCATGCGATCAAGTTTCACGCGAGCGTGCGGCTGCAGTTATTCCCGGGTAAGAGTGTGAAGAACACTGTAGGCGAGCATATCGGAAAAACTATCAAAATCGTTGCGGTGAAAAATCGCTTTGCGCCTCCGTTTCGGAAAGCCGATGTGCGGTTGGATTTCGCGACAGGGTGGAACAATATTTTCACAACGGTATCACATGCGAAGGATGTCGGTGTGATTGCGGCGAATGCTAAGTATAATCGCAAGTCGTATGAAGAGGCACTTGGTAAGCTCGGGTGGGCAGCCGCATCACAAGCAAGCATTGAGGTCGCGGATGTAATGTTGAATGAAGATTCAGGAGGCGGGGAAGATGTCGACTAATTGGGATAAGCGTTTCATGGAACTCGCGGAGTATATCGCGGGATGGAGTAAGTATCGCGGGCGTCATGTGGGTGCGGTCATCGTTGATGATCGACACACGGTGGTTTCGATGGGTTACAACGGGGCACCTCGTGGGTGTGACGACGATGACGACGAGATTTACGAAACAGATGTGAAATACTTGTACGCAGAGCATGCGGAGCGCAATGCGGTTTACAACGCGTCGCGGTCGTTACTCGGCTGTACCATGTATATCATGTGGTTTCCGTGCGCAGACTGTGCGCGGGCAATTATTCAATCCGGGATAAAGGCGATTGTTGCTAGGCGACCGGATTACAATGATCCGTACTGGGGTATACATTTTCGCGTAGCGAAACACATGCTTGAGACCGCGAAACCCCCTGTCGAGATTCAGTGGTACGAGGAAGAAAAGCCACGATATCACGCGTTGTCTGGTAACTACGAAGGGTACGCGTGCATTTACGGAAAACCGTGTGCTGAATTGAGTTGCGATGGGTGTGCGTGTCTCCGACTTTTGTCAGATTTGGAGGACTAATCATGTACGCTTTTATTAGTGACGTTCATATTGGCAACTTCAAGCGTTTTGGCGGACCGGTGGATGCCGGCACGAATGCGCGGTGTTGTCTCATTCTCACCGCTCTCGACGAAGCGATTGAGCTCGCGTTACAACGCAAGGCGTCCGTGCTATTTGTCGCCGGTGACTTTCTCGACTACGTGCGGATGGAACCGCAGATAATTGCGATTGTTCAAAAGACGTTGCGCGATGCAAAAAAGAAGGGTCTCGAGACTGTGCTAGTGCTCGGCGACCATGAGATTGTTTCGTCGGCGGACGGTGATCATGCGCTCGGACCTTTGGCGCCGGTGGCGACCGTTGTTGATAAACCTCGGTTGCTTCGTTTAGCGGGTGCGGAAATCGCCTGTATTCCGTTCACTCCCGGGGATGCGCGGAAGTATATTCCGGCAATGACAAAAGAGCTCTTTGATCAATCACCGGGGCGTCCCGGTGACCGAGCTCGGATTCTTGTGTTTCATGCCGGTGTTGTCGATGCAAAAACTTCCCCGTGGTTGCGCGACGTGCCGGATGCAATTGGAGTTTCCGAGATCATGCGCTTGGTCGAGAAGTTCAAGATCGCGTTTGTCGCGGCGGGGAACTTCCACCATCGTGAGATATGGCAGAAGGGCGGCGCGACGATTTGTCAGCCGGGGGCGCTTGTTCCTACTGGGTGGGATAACCCGGGACTCGAAGGGTACGGCGGTGTCGCGTTTTACAATCCGGCGACCGCTGAATTTTCATTGCAGGAGGTTGTAGGGGCGCGGTTTGTGACCGCACATATTGATGATGAGAAATTAATCAATGAGGCGACAAATTACAAAGCACCGATTTTCCTGCAAATCGTTGCGCCGGTTGATAGGCTTCCGGAAGCACAAGGTTTGAAAACGGAGCTAGCTGATCAGTTCAAAGAAGACAAAATCGAGATTGTGCCGGATAAAGTTGGTGCTGAGAGCTCGGCGCGGCAGGCTGCAACCATTTCAAGGCAGCAAGACACGCTTGATGCGGCGCTGGGGTCTTATATCAGTGCTTTGACGCTTCCGAGCGGCTTGAAGCATAAAGACGTTTACGGTGCGGCGGTTGATTATTTGCGGCGCGGTGAGTCGGGAAGTAAGTAGGTGTGCAATGCTTGTACGTAAGATAAAAGTTCACAATTTCATGCGCTACGATGATCTTGAATTGGAATTACCGGACCGTGGGATAGTGCTTGTGACCGGTCCTAATGGTTCCGGGAAGTCGTCGTTGCAGGAAGCCGTTAGTATGGCTTACTGGGGTAAAACACTTCGTAAAACGCCACCGTGGAGGAAAGACAAAGAAGGATCGGTATTGGTTGATGCGGGGACTGTGGCGGTGACTCGGAAGTGCACCGCGGGCGGTAAAGTGTCGGTGTCGTGGACTGGCAGCAACAAGACTTTTGATAAGCGCAAATATAACACACCTACAAAGGCGCAAGCGGCGCTTGACGCATTCATCATGCAACATGATCTGTGGCGGCGTACGCACGTATTTTCTCCCTCGATGGCGTCGAACTTCACCGCGGCTAAAGACTCTGAGCGAAAGCGTTTGATTGAAGCATTTCTAGGTCTGTCGATGTTCGACGCGGCGCTTGGTCTGTGTCGTGAGGATTTGAAAACGGCTCGGACTCAATTTGACGAAGCGGATCGCCGCACTTCGATGTTTGAGTCGCAGGTGATGTCGTATGAATCTCAGCGCGACCAAGCACAGGAGAGCTTGACGCTTGCAGAGAAAATGCTCAATGATGTTGTCGAATCGTTTGCCGATATTCCGACACCTGAGCAACTGGAAAAACTAGATAGTGATGTGCAGGATTTGCGTCGTGATCTTGGCGATTCACAGGGTGATCTTCGCGAGGTTGCGGTACGCATGCAGGAGGTTGATAGAACGGTCCGGGAGGCTATGACACGCTTGACGATGGCTACCGATCAACATGGGGCGTTGACGGAAAAGAAATGCCCGACGTGTGGGCAAGATATCCCGAAAGAGACGCGGGATTCAGTCAATGCGCAACTCAACTTATTACGCCAACGTGTCGAGGCGACGCGTGCAACGGCGGCGGCAGAAGCAAAGCAACTCGAAGTTGAGCGTGATGACTTGAATGAAGAGGTGAGCTTATTGCGCACTCGGGTTGAAGAGTTGAGCGGTCAGTTAGCGATCGCGCGTGATCGGGTGAAGAAGGCGGATCCGGCGATGATTCAAGCGCGGAAGCAACAGGCGCGCGACAATGTAGTGCGCTGTGAGCAATCGTTGGCACAGCTTGAGCAACAAATTGCGAAGTTGCGGAACGACCAAAAACAGGCGGTGGTGCGTAAAACTGAAGCCGAGTCACGCGTAGAGTTTTTGAAGGTTGTGGAGCGGGTGCTCGGTCTTCGTGGCGTTAGAGTGCAGGTTTTAGGGCATGCGCTTGAAGGGATCAACGACCTCTCATCGTATTGGTTGGCGAAGATCACGAACAATCCGGAAGCCAGTATTTGCTTGAAACCATATTCCGAGACAAAGACCGCGGGAATCAATGACGCACTATCTATTGTGGTCGGTGGGTTCGGGGGTGGTTATGGGTATGACGCGGCGTCGACTGGCGAGAAGCGCCGGATTGATGTTCCGATCACGATGGCGATGGCGACCGTTGCCGATTCTGCCCTAGGGGTTCCACAGGGTACTTTGTGGATGGATGAGATTTTTGATAACCTTGACGCGTTTGGTATCGATGCGGTCGGTGACGCGTTGGAAGAGCTCGCGCTTGAGCGACCGGTTGTCGTGATCTCACATTCGTTGAATATTGTTTCAAAATTACGACCTGTTATGCACATCAATGTGGATGCGGGCAACGTTAGGATTAAATAAAGGTGGTAGCGATGTCTATGAATCAAGTTGACGTGGAAAATTTGGCGGTATTGACGCGACAATTGAGTGTTGCGCAGAAGGCAAAACAGCGCTTTTCTGAGATGTGTGTCAGTGGTTTCCGTTTCTTACTCTGCGAATTGTTTTCTAAGTCGAGAGTTGATTTTGGATTAATCAGATGCGACGGGGAGGATGAGGTAAAAGCTTCTCTCCATGGTCAGGGTGTGGCGATGATCTTAGCGTTAGAGTCATTGTTTGAAGAAAATCCAGATATGTCTCGGGTGTGGGTGGATAAATGCCACGCTTTGCTTGACGCTGAAATTTGTCGCATAAAAACAGAAATTGCCGCTTTAGTGAGTTAGTGCAACAATTTTAATCGAAGTTAGTTAAATTCGGCTATATGGTGCGGATGAAACCTTTGATTAGAAAACTGCACATGTTTTTTGTCTGGCTACGGTGGCGCATTGCACTAGCGTCGGCGCGCGCAATGGCGGAGCATGGGGTAGACGCTTTTAACGTCGACTTTGCAAAGTGTCGCGCGACTGTACTTGCGCGGGTGCGGGTGCTTGAAGAAATGGGTGTGCGTAACGGGTGGCTTAAGCCACTAGAAAACTAAGGACATGATGGATCCACGTAAGGGTAACCACTGGAAGGTGTGCTTTCGCGGGAATCGTGCGAAGCTAGGCGATGTCGATGTCGTTCGTAAGTTTGTCGCCGATTTAATACCAGCTATTCGTATGACGCTTCTCGGTGAGGTGCACGCGTACAGTATTCCGATCGAGCTCTCTAAAGCGAGTCTTGAGTGTGAAGAGGATGAAGGTGGTGTGACTTGCGTGGGTGTTCTGTCGACGTCGCATATTTCGATCCATAGTTGGCCGGAACACTCCTATGCGGTGATGGATGTCTACTCGTGTCGAGAGTTTGATCTTGAAATTGTAGTCAAAGCGGTGATGAATATGTTCGATGCACCGCTTGACTTGATTTTCGCTAATGACCTGTCGGACTCGCTTCGCTATCCGTTTAGCCTACCGGCTTAATTCCGCGTGGAGCTCTTCGATTGTCATAAATGGCACGAAGAAGCGGAAGTCTTTTCGAAGCGCTTTACCGGTTAGAGTATACGGTGGCGTTTTGAAAAGGTATCCCGGGTAGTCGATAAGGTTGCCGTTCGCGAATTTACCCTTTGACCAAAGTGCATCTTTCCACGCACCCCATAGGGGTGATGGGCGTCCGGATTTCGCGGGGCGCACCAACCAATCAGCATCTACGGCACCGATTGTTGATCCTTTTCCCTCGAAGCTACGCACCCATATGTTGCGGGTTGTGTGACCGGCGGTGGTGTGGGCATAGACTTTCACCCATGGGCGCCCGGCTTTACAGAACTCGTCGCGAACGCGGTCGGCGAAGCCACCGTCACCGCCGGGACCGTCTTTCGTTTGATTCTCTTTCGGGGAGCCGGGAACGTCGCCGGTGAGGCAGCAATAGAGGATGATGTGTAGAGGGTGGTCGGCGTCTTTTCCGTTGGCGGTGATCGGTAGTAGGAGCTGTGCGAGATTGCCAACATCTTCGCGGCTGACACCGCATTGTATGCCCTTTGACCATCCATGCATAAAGAATGCGACGTCATTAAACATCATGGCGTCGTCGTTTAATTCTTTGAAAACCGTGTATAAATCGGCTCGTCGACCTGGCATACTTTTCGATACGTCAATTCGCACGGTGTGATGCACTCCCGGGACAACTCGTGCGAAGCGGTCGGCTTCCGGTTTGAATGCGCCGGTAAAATCCTTTTTTCCGTGGGTATTACGGTCACCTGTGATTATAAGGGTGTCTCCCATTTTTTGTGCTCCTTTTGTTTAGACTCACTGCTAATGCAAATTTGTCAAAATGTAGCATGTTTGTCGTTTTGTTGCAAAAATTGCAAATATTGGCTATAGGTAAAGTGTGGGTTGTATGTTTGCCCGGTATCACAGTTCGAAGTTTGAAGCCTTTCGTCGGTTGTGGTGCCGGGTTTTTTAAAAGGAGTCGTGATGCGCAGAGTTGTTATTTTCGTTTTGATAATAGGTGCTTGTTGCTGTTTTCGAAATCATGCGGTTTCGCAAATAACCGCACTCGATGCGGCGCAAACGATGCCTATTCCTACGTTTCATGATGTGCATAATGCGTACTTTCGTATCGTAGCTAATGAGGCACCATTTCAGAGCGTGGCGGATCATGATGGTATTTTGCAATCGCTCCTTTTCGGAGGCGGCGGTCGGCGGTGGTTGCGTGGTGAAGCGCCGGGAACTGGTTTCGGTCTCGACTATAAAAAGCTTATGAAACGGATGATCGCGCACAGTCCACGCACTTTCCCTGCGAATAGCAAGTTTTTGATGCTTGACCTTGACGAGCGAAAGAAGCATCGAGCTCGCCAGACATCGCGGAATCTTTGGTCTTCGACGCTGCAGTTAGATTGTTCGGAGCCGGCGGGGTGGTCGCAATTTGCGACCGGTCCGATTCGGGACTGGCGTAAGTTGTATTTCAAGCGTTGCAAATTTGCGGTACGCTCGACCGAGTTGTTTTTGAAGGGTTTTACACGAAGTCGTTGTGATGGGCGCCCTACGACATGGGGTAATGATAAAGACACGTATCGACCGGGTGGACCGGCGGAAAGTGGGTGGCAAGAGATCCACTGTAATCGTGTACCTCAGGCAACGTGTGACAATTTATCACAGCGTTTGTTGCTGAATAGCAAGGTTTGCGCCAAAAATCATTTTTGGTCGTGGCTCAAGTAGTGACTTGGCGACCTCGGTGGGTTAGAATTAGTGAGATACATCACACCACAACTCACAGAGGTCCGACCAGTGGCAAGGCAATCACTTTCTCCAACGGCGAAACGCTGGCAACGATACGGTATTTATGTCGGCGTTTTAGCTGCAGTCGTTACTATTTGTCGTTTTGTTTTTCCACCTCTTTGTGATCTTGCTATGCATGATCGTGACAAAGAAGTGGTTACGTTGCAGAAAGACGTTGCGGCGTTGCGATCTGAGATGCGTGAGCTAAAAACGCTGATGCAAGAATCGATCACAGCAACCCAAAAGCGTTTCGAGCAAGACGAGAAGCACACAATGTATTTGAGGGAAGCCGTCGCCGGGATTCATTCAGAATTACGTGTACGCTTCGGGTCGACTAGTGATGCGACGCACAGTACGGATCGCGCGATGCGAACATTGTCGCGCGTAGATGACACTCCGAAAGTCTCAATATCTGCGCGTAGCTTTAGTGTGGCGCCGGTTGAAACGCATTCTACTCCTGAGAAACTTGATTTAATCAAATTAGCGGCAAAGACAGATCGAAGTTTAGTTGCATCCGAAAAGTCTGTTCCGGCGGGTAAGCCTTTAGAAAAAGTACGTTTATTTTAACTTTTTTTCGGAAAACGGTCATTATTGTCTAGATAGTGATCATGCCGACAAAAAAAGTTACTCTTCAAACCGTACTCGATGTAGTAGACGGCGCGAGCGCGTGGGTGTTGCTAAACGCAAACGCATATGAGCTAGTGCATGATCTTCGTCGTCGTTTTGTGGACGGGCGCATCAATCGCCTTTTCGATCACACACTGACCGATCCTGGATACGATAGTCGAACGCATGCCGGTGCGCGCGGTAGCCGGGGGCGGAGTCTTGGAATCAATTTCAGTCCGACCGATCCACGATCATATCTTGCCGATGTGCTGACGTTGACGCGGCGATGGTCACTTGTTTTTTGCTCGCTTGAGATGCTTGCGCAGTTTCAAATGTTCGGTGGATCCGCGTACCGTAAGGGTGGTGTGTGGGTGAAGCCGGATAGTGCTCCACAGTTTAACGGTAAAGGTCCGGCGCAAGGGGTCGAGGGACTTGCGATCATGCACTACTTCAAGAATGACCGCGGTGGTCAGGATAGTGTGCGGTGGAACGCGGGCGGGCGTCGCGCTGTGTGGACGCATGGTGTGGAGCGCATTGATCGTTTTGTGCCTACCCAAAAGCCGGTAAGACTACTTGTCGAGTTGATTGAAGAGTTTACCGATCCCGGTGATGTTATCTTTGACATGTTCGCCGGGGCAGCAAGTGTAGGCGTCGCGGCATTGCTCACGGGGCGCCGGTACGTCGGTGTCGAGCTTTCTCGAGACGTTTACGTTGGTGCAGTGTTACGTTTGAACGCGTATAGCTACGCGGCGGATGATCCGCGGCATGGTGAGGCGCGTGAGAAATTTGATAAGTGGAGAGAGAAGCATGTTTCGAAGACGCGATCAAAAAAGGTACGTTAAGCCGGGAGTCGGGCGCATTCTCGAAGTAGTGAAACGCTATAAAGATTTGCACGAAGAGGCTTCGGCGGCAGTGGCTGCCGGGATTGAGGCAGCGGAAGAAAAGTGCGAGTGTTCGGCGGGGTGTACCGCGTGTTGTCGTGGTGTGATTTCGGTGAGCGTACCGGAAGCGATTTACATTTTTCATGCGTTTGCACAAGACAAGTTTCGTGCGGCGCGACTCCCGAAGATATGGGAGCGGATTACAGATCAGGTCGCGTTGCTCCACAAAGGGATGTCGGTTGCTGACCTACTTGAAAAGGGTGTAGAGTGTGTGTTTTTACACGATGGTGGGTGCCTAGTTTATAATTGGCGTCCGGTACTTTGCCGCGCACGCACCTCGTTCGATGATCCGGCGAAGTGCGCGATTACCGATTCGGAGATTTACCAACTTGACGTCACTCCTATCGCCGAGAAGCTTCACAAGGTGACGGGTGAAATAGGGCGGGAGCTTCGCCTATCCACGGCAGCGATGCCCCTCCCGATAGCTTTTTCGTTCGCGCGATCGGCATTTGACGAGGGGTTATACGCGTTACGTGATAGTTTGAAGTTTGCGCCGCGGTAGTCTTTATTGTACATCGTCGTTTTAGGTGTACAAATATCTCACAAAAATAAGCTTGTACCTGTATTTTTGCATTGAAGTTGTTAGTTTTCATACCCATAGTTAGATATGCGCACTGAATTACCGACCATCAAGATAACTGCAGTTCAGACCGATCCCATCACTTTACGTCCGGCACCGTATGTGCCGCGTGTTCCACCGCAAGCGGAAGTGATTCCGTGCCCGCGTTGTAATCGCCCGATGGAGGCTATTCGACAAAAAGACGCCGGATGGCTAAAGACGATCGCGGAAGCGCCGGGACACGAAGACGGTGAAGATATTCTCGGGTACGCATGCTTTCGAGAAGACTGTCTCGACGGTGGCTACGACCCGGAATAGCTTACGGTCGTTCGCAGTCTTTTTTCAAGATGCATCCGAAACGTTCGATCGGTCCTACACTAACTTGAGATCCGCATGTAGGGCATGTGAACGACGTTATAGGTTGTCGGTTATCGCAATCCGGATTCACACATTCGACTTTGCGAAGCGCTGCTATACGATGGTGTTTGAGCTCGGGTAATCCGTTGAGAATGCCGATCATACTCACAGAATAGCCGGTGTCGTCTTGCCGGACTTGAATGTTGGGATGTTGCGCAAGGTTTTCGTTGCAAGCCACACGGAAGCTAAACAAGGCGTCTACGGCGCTACGGTCTACCGCTAGTGCGGCGTTCAATGCTTCGATGAGTTGATCAAGGATTGCTGGTTTTTGCATGTTGTTCCTTTTCGTACACTAATTCTGTTTTAGGATCTTCACCATCAATGAATTCGGTGATGTTCAGAAATTCCATTCCGAGCAGTCGGAAGATATAGTCAATAATTGAGGTTGCTTGGTTGATGGTTCCGTGACCGTCCACGAAACCACATGGTTCGAACTTCGTGTGTGCGAAGAACTCTACGTACTTTTCGAGCGGTGCGCCGTGTTGAAGTCCGATATTCACCGCGATCGCGAAGCAATTGAGTAGGGACCTGAGCGGCGCTCCCGCTTTTTGAATGTCGATGAATATCTCAGCGAGGTTGCCGTCTGCGTCTGGGTTTGCGGTGATGAATAGGTCGACGCCTCCTACTTTAGCCTTGTAATTTGCCCCTCTTCGCTTTGATTCGAGTTTTATTATCTGCCCGCGGTTTGGCTGGTCGTTTTGGGATGGGTGGGGCATTCTTGGCGATCTCCTTAATGTGGGTTCCGTATGCGAAGAGCTCTCGGTTAGATGTCGCGTTGTGCACGGCAGTGATGCGGGTGGTTGCCTGATCGATCAGTGTTCGTGCCTCTTGAACGCATTCGCTAATTTTATCGCAATCCGGTGGGGCGCCACAAGTTCGAATGTAGGTCTGTATGTGGTTATCGCTGAAAGCGCATACATTTCGCGCGTTTTCAATGATCAAATTTATCATGCCGTACGCCGGTAGGTTGTCGTCAATTTTTCTGACATGCTGTAGGCGGTAGAGGATGTTCTTATTTTGTGTAACAAGGGGTTCTATGCCCCGCAGAATGTCACCGCATGGGTGTAACTTGTCGGGATTCGGTTTTCCAATTGCGTCTTGCCAGCATGTACCAATTGTTGCGCATGTGTTGTGCAACTTGGCGAGAGTGGCGATTGTGATTTTATGGTAGTTTTGGGTCATGGTCCTCCATTACTGCAGAAGCACGGTAGCTGTTCGAAGTGCATCGAGGCGGTCGGCAAATTTTTGCCGTAGTGCTTGCAGTTCTGTGCGTTTTTGATTGTTTTTGAGGCGGTGTTCGAGCACACTATCGACCACCTTCAATATTTGAATGAAGCGGTAGATAACTCGTTTTACATTACTCCGCGGGATTCCTTTACTGTGTGTATGCTCAAAAGGATCAAATGATGCGCGGGCATTGCCTAGGTGCTGTGTGAGCAGTCCTGTGGCGATCGATGCTTGTTCGCCGATTAGTGGTGATTCGGCGACAAACCAGACGAAGATATCGTTTGCGGCGCCTATTGTGTCCTCCACCATTTCGAAGACACCGCTTTTTCGTGTGAAGTAATTTCCCATACGTGTTTCGATGTACGCTTCCATTAATGCGTAATTTGTGCTTTTGTCAAGAGCCTACTCTCTGCGCTTTATCTTACATATACCTATTACTCGTTTTTGAAGATTTTTAAATTATTTTTCAAAAAATTGCTTCAAGTGGGTATTATGTCTGTATCCAATGGGTGAACTATGACGGAACAAAGATCATTAGAGGCAGTTCTCGCAATGCTTCGCGCCGATCGTCCCGATGTTGATGGTACGTATCTATCGCGGCGTGTTGCTGGTTTTCTTAACAATCTCATACAGGCGGATCCGGAAGCGGCGAAAGAGCTTCTATTCACACCGATACCAGTTAACGAGAAATTACTTTTTGAGATCGGTCTTGGTAAGAAGATCGTCGACGGAAAGCCGTGCGAGGTCATGTGTTTTGATATTCTCGTGTTTCTGTGCGGTTATGCGAAGTTCGAAGGTAACACGGTCGGCGGCTTACTCGTGTTTCTTTTTGAGCATGGCGCGACTATGGAAACCATTAAACATCTTCGCGGTATTGTTCCGTATGCTGACCTGCCGCTTGGTTGGAAGGCTCAAAACGTCGACATACCCGTTGCTCCACCATCGAGCGATAAGTTCGGTTGTAATTGAGGGGTTCTATGCGTTATCCATTAGGTCCGATTTACGATGTTGATTGTGTTGAGTATGCGAAGTTGGATGGTGCACCTCCGACGGATGCGAACGACGTTGCGCGGTTGTTTGCCAATCGCCTGACGCGTTGTCTGTTGTCGGATCCCGAAGGGTTTCAGCGGGTGTTTTTACACGCTGTGACTTTTAAAACGGAAAAGTTAAAGACCGCAGGAATTCGTCAGCTTGATGAGAGTGAGAGGATCTCTTTCAACACCTTGCTCACGTCAATTGCTGGTTCTAATACGAAGGAAGACGGATCGGTAGAGATGCGCCTTATTACGCTCATGCGTTACGAGCCGGGGAAAGAGCCGGCGGTAACGATGTTTGCGGCGCTCGAAGACGTGCGCGACACCGTTGAGATGCTTAACGAGCAAGAAAAGGAACGTCAGAAGAGCCGCAGTTAGCTGCTACATTTACTACATTTTTACTTTTTTGTTGCATTTGTGTCTTTTTTAGCTACACTGAGCTGTACGTAATGGTTATTGAGTTTTTCTTTGTTCAACTTGCATCAGTTTTCTTTATCACGTACCGCGGTGGGTGGGTGACCGTCGCATTGCTTCGAGGCGAGTGTCCGCATGCTTGTAGACTTCTGCGGATCTACCTTCTGTACTCGCTTTTCGAAGCGCTTATTAAAAACTGCTTATATTATGCGCAGTTGCTGCAGGCGTGTGTACCCGTAACTTGGCTACAGGTACACACGCATTTGCGGCAATTTCTACATTTTCGACACTACATTTTGACGTTGACAACAACATAGGAGTACTGATCATAATGCACTATAATTTTGACATTGCAACCCATTTGTTACTCGACGCGCGGGAAGACAAAGCGCAGATTTGTCACGAGGCGGGTGTTTTACTGCAAGATATTTTGAAGAACTCGTTTCCGACGTTAGAGATAGCGGTTCGAACTTATTACGGGAATTCTCCTGCAAACACGTTGTTTGACTGTGGCACACTTCTACGGATAGAGGGGATTGCTGAGGGTGTGATCGGGCATATCCGTGACAAATTTGACGTGTGATTTATGACATTTGCGTCATTTTTTGCAAGTGCCGGTGATTTTACTGTTGCTTGTCAATGCGCGGTCGCGCTATCCTAATGTAGCTGTCGTTGTTGTCTCGAACTCACTGTGTTTGACAGCTAGTGTGCGTGACGAAGCGCGATTGTGGTAGGCGATTGGATGTCACTACCCCTTGAACACCTTGCCTAGGATACTCCACGATTTGCCCCGCTCGTCACGGCACACGCTTATCATCATCGACACCGAGCGCTAACCGAACGGCGTTGACCAAGATCAGTCGACGACGACCTTTGACGTGACTGAGCAACGTCAAGAGGCTGTCGGGCGGCGGCGCCGGTAATCCAAGCAAGTAATCGGTAGAGGTGTTTAAACACCCCGCAAGTTGTGTGAGTTGCGGAAGGGTTGGAAGTCGCGCCCCACTTTCGAATTCTGCCACTGTAACCGGCTCGACGGCAATCTCTTGAGCGATATTGTCTACCGATAGCTGCAGGCGTTCACGGGTTGATTTGAGGCGATCAGCCAATGTTTCGAGTTTGGGCGCGACTTCCATTGTTTTACCTTCCGGTTGATCCGTGCCCGCGGCGTCCGCGGTCGGTTTGGGAGAGCTCATCCCGCTCGACAAGTTCGAACTGTGCATCGATTACACGTGCGATTACGAGTTGTGCAATGCGATCTCCCGGTTTGATGGTGTACATACTTTGACTGTGGTTTATGAGTACGACGTTGACCTCACCGCGGTAGTCGGCGTCGATTGTTCCGGGGGAGTTCAGGACGGTGATCCCGTAGTTGAGCGCGAGTCCTGATCGTGGGCGGATTTGCCCCTCATATCCGACCGGAATCTCAATTACGATTCCTGTCGGTATGAGCGCACGATCTCCCACAAATAGGATCGTCTCCTTTTCTATTGCCGCATACAAATCAAAACCGGCGGCACCGTCTGAGTAGCGCTTCGGTAGTGTTGCGTGCGGTTTGTCGAGTTTTGCTATTCGGATGGTTGGCATGCGTCAATTTTATCAAAAAAGGGTGCTTGTTCGGGATGGTGCACAAGTTGTTCGCGCACAACTTCAAGTGTTTTGTCGAAGTTCCTTTGATCTTTGGCTCGTTCCAAGACACGGTAGACTTTTTCGCGGTACATGGTCGGTCCGAAGTTGCGCTTGCGGCGCGGTAGCTCTTCTATCTTCGCACACTGCGCAATGTATTCGTCGGTGATGGCGTTCACCGCATTTTGCGGTTTGTCGGTGTAGCAGTGCCCGACGTGCCCTAATCCGGTGCTCGTGAGACGATCGAGGGCGATATCGCGGGCGGTCGCCTTGCAGTGGATGTCGGTGCGCTTCGGATCTTTGATTCGACTTGGCGCGTGTTTGAAGGTTTCGACGCGATTGATGGTGCAGGCGTAGGTTACCGATTTCCTGTCACCGTCTTGCGCGTCGTCTACTGTGTAGGCGATCGTAACAACCCGTAAGCGGCACAGTGGATCTCGGATGTACGCAAAGCGAACACCGTCTATTGTCGTATTTGACTTTTCCATGAAAACAACTCTCTCCTTTAGTACGGTTTTTGTTTGTTAATTTCCGCTTCGACACGTTCGTCGATAAGCGGGAGTAATTGCGCGGCGAGTTCACGGGTCTCGTCGAACATCGCTTGTGTGTCTTCGCGGATGTTCGGGTCGGCGGTGAGTGCATTTTCGTAGTAATCTGGATTCGTGGTCGAGGTTACTCGGGTATGTTGGGTGATATTTGTGAGCTCATCTCGAAGGATAAAATCTACAGTGTCCCATGTGTCGTGAGTTGTTGCGATTCGGGAGACGGTGCCAGGTGGTAGATCGTCGAGCGTTTTTTCAAGTACGGCACTGAAATGGATAAGACCGCGGCGCGTGAACGGGAACACGTGCAGTAATAGTGAATTGCAATGTAGGCGAAGTGTGTAAACTGCACGTTGCCAGATTTCGTGATTGGCGGTCACGATTTGCGGGGTGCCGGAATCGGCGCGTAACTTTTTGATGTGGTGAAGTAGGAATACTAGGACATTATGCGCATTCAAAACAGTCTTGCTCATTTTCTTCACTTTCGTATTCTTCACCTAGCCCGGTGTAGGTGCATCTGGGGTATTTGCAGTTTTTTCCGTACGGGTAGTTGCGGCACATCTTCGGTCGTGCGTGATAGATCAAACAATCGTTATTTGGTAGTAGATGGCGACACGTGAAACAGTATTCCGGTTCACAACCTTTTTCCCCTTTTAGGTGGTCGGGTACTTCTGCCGGAATCACCATACGTGCGATAATTTCACAGTCTTCGCAACGCCTCACGTCTTTTGATGGATCGAGCATCGCTTGCAGATCTTCGATAGTGTAATCTAAGAAGAAATGCCGGCAGCAATGCCCGGTGCAGCGTCCATGCATCATTTGGTGACCTGTGAGATGAGATCGCGCAGAAAGCCGATTTCGAACTCGAGGTATTCGATCGCATGCGCGATTGTTGAGCCGGCGGGACCTTCAATGCTTTTATAGTCGTCGGCTAGAATTGCGTGCCACCCACTTGTTCGAGCTTCGACGCGTAGGATGCTTTCGCATTGGTCGATCTCGTAGCGGAGTATCGTGTTTGGTTGTTTTTGGGTGGCGCGGAGTGTGAATACCTTTTCGTAGACTCGCAATTCCCGCGGGTAATTGTACGGCACTTGGTTACCTTCTGATTGTTCCGTAGGATGAGCTTGGATTTCGTTTTTTGTGTGTGATTTCATGGATATGTATCTTTTTCTTATGTTGTGTCGCTCCTGCAATTACTTGCTGGCATATTGTCGCGTTTTTACCGCGACGAACAACGACCACGGCGTCGACCTCTTCGTAGAGGTGTGCGTAGTCTTCCGGCATTATTTCGACTTTGTATCCTTGGATGTGTGCCCATGCTGTGAGGCGAAATGTCATTTTATCCCATCTATGCAACACGATATGTGTTGGTGTGAAACCACTTTCCACGATTGCGTTGGTGAACATTCCATTTGCGGTTACGCTAGACGACGCTGTGATTAGTACACGCATTAGCCTTCACTAACCTATTACACAGAAAGGCGAAGATTCGGTCATTTTAATTTTGCTAGGTCGCCTTTTGGGTCAACGTCTGAACTGATGCTATAAAACCCGCATCGGTCGCACACGCTCTTCGTGGTTCCGGTTCCCGCGAACGTGTCGAGTACAAATCCGCGCGGCGGGGTGTGGAGCTTCACAAGTCGTTCGACGAGCGTGTCGGGTTTCTTGTGTGCGAATGGAGGCTTTTCGATTAAGCGATCGACAAAGATCCCGGTGCGGTTTGCCCAGTGCAGCTCTTTATTGAAGTAATCACCGTGCCACACACAGATCGCTTCGAGAAAGTTGGAATAGTCTTTGCTCGTATTCTTTGTTGACTGTGGTTTTTCCCATACGGTGATATTGTTGGGATAAGCCGGTAAGCGCGTCTCTTCGGCTCCGCGATACGCCAACCCGTCGAAGACTTCGGGGACATCTTTCAACCACATGAAACAGGCGATCGCATTTTTTATGTTGAGCTGACTTCGGCGTATTAGAGCCATTACGATCACATTGCGAATTAACCCGATGTCTTCGTACGGTGGATCAAGAAGCACGAATTGTGCAAGGGCACTGTATTCATCGAGCATGTCGATCGCGTCGCGGCGTACGAAGGTTCCGGGGTTGGTGAACTGTAGCATTATTCGAAGTCCTTACACGCTGGGGTGGATGCGATGATCCACAGTTTCGGGTGCGTGCGGCATTTCAACACACCGTTACCTTTGAGATTTGACGCTTTACAATCGCCACATGTTCGGTCATGCCATGCACCACATGAGCACGGTCCGTCGACGGTGTCGCATTTACTTCCGCCATTTTGCCCGCATGGTGCGTATCTACTATGTGCATCGAGTAGCGCGAGGTTAAACAAGCCGGCTACCATACAGCACTTAGTTAGTTCTTCAAATGCGTGTCGGTGCTGTTCCGGGTACTTTTGGATATGCTCGATGCGATCATGAATTTCTTGTTTTAGTTGCTCGTTTTTCATGGTTACTCACTGCACGTATCGGCGGCGTGAGCTTCGTGAGCTTCGAGGATGTCAAGGTGCACGGTTCCGTCGACCGTACAGAACTCCATTGCTTCGAGGGAGTTGCGCGCGTGCATGCGGGGATTACGTTTGATTGTCTCGATACGTTGTGCGACGATCTCCTGATTTGCGTGTTTAGTAGTCATGATACCTCATAGTGTTTTTGCGTAGCGTTTACAGGCGGTTCGACATGATTTGCGGGTTTTGAAGGGACCGCGCAGTCGAATCCAATTTTCGTCAAAGAAATACCACAGGTTTCCGAATCTGGCAGTGGGATCGCCGTCGTGTTCAGGTTTTGAGGTAAGCGGTCCGAGTGCGGCGCCTTCTTCTTCTGTAAGCCAGTGTGGTCGTTCGGTGTTTGCCATGATTATTTCCGGTGTAAAAGGTGAAATTCTATCACATTTCAGTTCATCACCAACACAATTCCAATCCGGCGGGACGGGGTCGCGCGCCCACAGTTCGATACGCTTCCGGTCACCGCAGAGCTCAACAATGAGGTCGCGGAATATTGCCGGCTTCTCACTATGTCGCGGTGGGCGGGGAAGTGGGTGCACTTGTGCTTGCTTTTCGGTGAAGATTTTGAACGGGCGACCGCGTTTGTTCGGTGTCCACGCGGTGAGTACTTCTACACTTGATTTCGTAAGTGTGGGGCGAACACCTTGCCCGTGGATAAGTCCACCATCTTTTCGAGTTTTTACCCACACGTAAGTGAATCCACGGTAGTACAACCCCCATTGTGCGACCGTCAGCATTTGATAAAAGGCGAGTGGGGATGTGATCCAACAAAATAGAACGGAGTGCTTCGCCATGATTTCGCGGACTGGCAGCGCGGCGATGTCGTCGAATACCATGCATTCGTAGTGCTTGCCCGCGGCTTGATCTTTGAACTTGTCACCGTAATACATCCATGACGGATCGATGTACACGATTTCGTAGTTGGCACCGGCGAGCGTTGGTAGGACGACTTCGAGTTTCATTTTTGCGCGAATTTCATAAGTTGTTTTTGGGTAAACGTGAGTTTAAATAGGTTCCGGTAGGTTTTTGTCCAACACCATAGCCCGGCACCGGGAACGGTGTGAACGATCCACTGATAGCTTGATTTGTGGTTGGTAAAACGGGTGATTCTGAATTCGATTTCTGCTTTCTCGTCGGCGGAGAGCTTTCGAATTGCTTGGCGTACAACACGCTTCGCGACCGCGGTCGAGTCGACAGTTATCAAGGGAACACATGATCCGTTGCGTACCTCTTCGATAAGTGCGAAGTTGCCGGGTTTCATTTTGTGATCTTTCCGAATAGGCGCTCACCGAGACGAGTAAGCATCGTCCCTATTTGGTCGGCTTCTTCTTTTAGCATGATGAGCGCGGGCGATTTTCGCAGGGGGCACGAGGCGGGGATCGCGCGGGGTCGCAACGGCGGGTGTTGAC